GTTCTAGTTCTGCTGGAAGTTTAATGTGTGGGTTGGGTCTATGGAGTGATCCGGCCGCGACCGGAAACACTTTCGACACATCCTTGAAACAAGGATTCCGTGCAGTAAGTGGATCTCGTGTAGACTTTGCAAACTTGACAGAATCAAACCTTCGGGGATTACTTCAAGCAGTTTACGAAGCAAGTGGAGCTAAAGGGGAGTACAAACTTTTTGCTGGCCCTGCGGTAATGAATGCGATCACCGATTACACCCGTGCCGCTATTGCGACTAACCCAGTTTATTCCTTCACACAAGATGTGAGCGGAAAAACCTTGGTTCGCTCTGTACTTAGTTTCATCTCGGACTTCGGCTCAATCGATATCATTCCAATGCTTCACGGAGGTCGTGGGATTTCCCAAGATATCACAGGTGCAACGAATGCCAGCCCAATCGTAGTGACCTGCAATGGTCATGGATTTGCCGATGGTGACAAGGTCACTATTAGTGGAGTAGTTGGTAACACAGCGGCTAACGGCACTCATACAGTAGCAGGTAAAACTGCCAATACCTTCCAACTTTCTGGAGTAGCTGGTAATGGTGCTTATGTTTCCGGTGGTAAACTTACCGCAGGCACAGACACTGCTGAAGGAGTCATCAATTCTAATCGTGCATACTTGATTTCTGACGATGACAATGTTTCCCTTAAATTCCTTGAAGGAATTACTGTGAACGACCTTCCTGACAACGGTGCTGGCCGTAGAGCGATCTCTGAGGCAATGCTCACCCTTCGGGTAGCGAATCCAAGAGCTTTAGGTAGTATTGTTTGATTACTATTATTCGATCATGTTATTATTGGGGGGCCGACTTAGCGTTAGGTCGGCTCCCTTTTTTCTTTTTATAAAATGAGTCTTAATATCATCGTAAAAGGAGGTAAGCGGAGTGGGAACTCACAGGAGGAAATCGCTTACTATATGCGTAAAGCAAATGAGCAAGCAGTAGTTCGGGAAAAAGCCGGATATGCTCAAAGACAAGAGCAAGCTCGCCGAGCCGCTAAATCGCTTGAAGGAGGCAAAGGAAACTTTCGCTTGAAGCGAGTAACAGACACTGCGACTTACTTAAGACACCAACAGGAACGACCAGGATGCTGGGGCGATAAGGGATTCGTTAAAGACTTCGAGAAATCAAACCCCGAGTGCAAAATTAAACACTAACTTTTTTTTATTATGGCAAATTACGCAACAGCAACATACTCAAATTTAAAATCAAGATTCCAAGCACTGGCTGGACTTGAAAGCTTACAAACCACAGATGCGAACTTTCTTCGTGACCTCGTCAATCGGAGAGCAAGGCTTGCCCACGAAAGATACCCGTGGCCTCAGTTTACAGTTATAGGTGAGTCTATTGCGATTACCACGAGTGATGCGAATCGTCTAAGAGTTTACGGCACATCGAAGAAGACGGCGAACGATGCAAATGTGGTTTTTCGTATCCACAAAGCTGATCCTGGTAGCACTCGTTATCCCGAAGAATATACTTTTTATACTGAACTAGATTCCGGCGGATACCCTTCAGTGAAAATCATTGAGCCGACTACTTTGAACGGCATTAATCTTTTTGTAACTTATCGGAAAGATCTACGCTCTGAAATTAACAGCGGATCAGCAACTACTGGGTACTATGGTGACGAAAGTGGTGATGAATCGAATGTCCCCAATTTCCTTTTGGATTACCTAGTTCAGGGTAGTTACGCTGATTTTCTTCGCGGGGACGGCCAGACATCGAAGGCGCAACAAGAAGAGCAAAATGCCGAAGCAATCTTGATGTCAGAAATAGATATGGTCCGCGAACAAGGCCGTCAGTTTAGAAACGATATCCTTCAGTACCGCCCACCATCCCAATTTCAAAGGCACAATATACAGGCAGGTGGATCTCCAGTTAATCCAGGTATCGCAAATGTCCAGTAGTAGATGCGAACCATTGATTTTACAGCTTTAGAAAAACGCTTCAAGATGGCGGCTGGCCTGCCATCTTTGACGGAAGTGGATGAATTTTTCTTCAAGGAATCTTTAAACAGTAGAGCACAGACTGCCTGGCATCGATGCAAGTGGCCTGAACTGCTCAAACTGGTAGAGAAGTCAGTCGGATCGACTACTAACCCTACGGCAGACAAGGCGGTACAGGTCGATAATGATTTAAACATCATGGAAATCCACCAGGTTTTTACTAAAAACCCATTTGCTGACAACTCTGCAATATTACTTGATTTCAAACTTTTAGATGGTTACTTGATCCTCCCAGCTAATAGCTCGGTATCATCTGTATTTATAGTGGGGACCGCAGTTCGTCCGACCTATGGAGAGGATGCAGGCGAGGAAATAAATGTCCCTGACTTTTTAGCTAATTACCTGATAGCAGGAGCACTAAGTGACTTCCTTCGTGGAGACGGCCAAACAGAGGCTGCATTTCAAGAGGAAAACAGGGCAGAGGAATATCTTACTTTAGAAATAGATCGGGCTGAACGCCTGCAATCGCAAAACAAAATAACCTTTAACACTTACCCGAGTTACAACTACGGGATTTCAGTTTTAACCACTACTTAATTACTATGGGTATTTCATCATTTAATGTACAAAATTCAATGGGGGCCAACGGTTCTGTTTATGTAAACGGCACATCGGCTACGACAGGTAACTTTATCGCGATCCAGTTTACCGAGGATTCAGTAATCGGTGCTATTACTGGTCAAATGGATAACTCGGCTGGCTTAATATCGGATAGTATTACTTTTAATAAAAACGACTGTATCTACCTTCCCTTTACCAGTCTAACTTTGGTTTCAGGAGCCGCTATACTCTATAAAGCCTAATGCCATTATTCGGACTAGGTTTATACATCGGTGATACCGATTCGGACAGTCAGGTGGGACCACCCACACCTGGCGGCCCCGATGGGGTCATCCAAACCGAGGCGGCAGACTTCCTGCAAGTAGAAGCGGGGCAATTTTTAGCATTCGATTAAAGAGGAAATAAATTATGGCAAACAAGCGAATTTCAACATTAGACGATATTCAAACAACTGCGGGTAATTCTGTAGCGGGAATAGTCGGCTTAGATGTAATACCCGTGACTGATGTGTCTGACACTACGGGATCAGATGATGGTACAACCAAAAAGGTAACGGTTGCTGACCTACTTAGTGGTTACCAAGCAGAACCCGCAGAGGGTGCATTTGTCGATGGTGACAAGACGAAGCTGGATAGTGCTTTACAAAGTTTGTCCGCTGGAGCGTTAAGTGACTTTGACTTTGATGACAATGCGGTATTTGGGTTTAAAGCATCCCTGCCCACGGAAATTACAGCCGCCACTTATAGCGTAGCAGATGCGGATAATGGGAAAGTAATTCGCGTAAACCACGCATCGGGGTGTACGGTGACTATCCCAAGCGGTTTACTTACAACCGACTCATCGGGGTTTAACTGCTCGTTTGTACAGGTTGGAGCGGGGGCAATCACTTTCGCCAATGATGGAACATCCGCTATAAACAATCGTCAATCGCACACCAAAACCAACGGGCAATGGGCAGTCGCAAGTGTGGTGAGTACATCGAATGATGTTTTTGTTCTTGCCGGGGACACTACAGCTTAACAGATGTTCGTTTTTCCAACATTCAATTTTGGGGTAGTAGGTAGTCCTACAGCACCTCCCTTCACGAACCAATACAGCGTGAAAGTAGACGGTAGTAACGATTATGTAGATATTAGCGGTGTATCATCTAGTTTAAATAGTGCGTCTGCTTTTAGTATATCTTTGTGGTATAAAACAAGCCAAACAGGCAAAGGTCTTATAGGAGGAGGTACAAGCTCTTCGAACGCTTTTTGGATTTTCAGAACCTCAACTAGTCGCTTACTTTTTAATGTTAGGAATGGTGCATCTACATATTTAACTGCCAATGGATCAAATCCTAATAATGCATGGAACCATGTTGTAGCAATTGCAAATGGTTCTAGTTCTTCTGTATATATTAACGGCTCTCAAGTTATCACAGGCACATTACCTTCCTTATCTTCCACAGGTGCTAATAATACTGCTATTGGATATATTCCACCTTTAGGTGGTTATAACATAAATGCATACATTGATGAGGTGGGTATTTGGGATTCTGCTTTATCTGCATCGGATGTAGCAGCTTTAAGAGATACTAGTGGATCAAACCCTGTACCAGCAGACATATCTTCATTAAGTCCTATCGGTTGGTGGCGAATGGGAGATGGTTCTGATGGTAGTGGTAATAATGATGGAACAGTCGTAGGAGGTTTGCCTCAAATTTACAATGTCGCAACCGATGGTTCAGGTAATCGAATTACTGGCATTGATGGATCGATGACAAATATTATATCCCCGGATGGCATTGTAGCCGATGTACCTTCATAAAATTATGAGCAGAACCTATGTAATAATAAATAGTTCTGATGTATCTTCAGTAGACTTTAGTAAAATAGCTGAAACATCAGCGGATACACTTCGGTATTCATTGAACGGTACTAAGACATTCGTAAAGTTTAACGGAGATACTCCCAGCTTTTTAATTGGTGAACCACAGTACGATCACGCTGAGATACTTAGCCTCTTGAGTGGTCCTGAGTGGACTGACCCTGACGCTAATCCGTAATGGCACCTGAGTTCTCAGAGAACACGAATGTAAAGACACCATTGACCTTCTTATTGAAGGTTTTTGGCGGGACCATCTTCGTGGTTTACTCAGCCATGTTAATCTACGCTCGGCTGAATACCCTGGAGATGGAGATCCTTCGCCTTAAGCACGAGGTTCAGATGAATAGCGAGTTTCGGATAAAGTGGCCACGGGGAGAACTCGGTGCATTACCGGATGATGCGGAGCAGAATATGCGTCTTTTGTTTATCGAAAAACAGATTGGTAAGCACGAGGAACTGATGGACGAATTTCGTTACGGAACTGCTAGGTGAAATGGGTGAAATACTTCTTATGTTACTTACCGGGGGCGGTTCTACGGCTATGGGTGCTATGCTCAAGGGTGGCTTTGGAATGCTATTTGAGGGCCGCCGTCAAAAGCACGAGCTTGAAATTGCCCGCGAAAGTCGAGCAAATGAAAACTTTCTTAAGCTCCAAGCTCAGTTGGCTGAAGGAGGTAATAATGAGTTCCGGGATTTTTCTCGTCGAATTATTGCTTTTATTGGCATTGGCACTCTGTGTCTCTGCATCCTGCTCTGCACCGTATTCCCACAAGCAGAGTTCCTATCGATCACCAACGCCCACGGGGAAGGCAGAACCGAACTGCTGTTTGGCATCGTCTCGTGGCCCGCAAGCCAAGACCCTATCACACTCAGTAGCGGACACCTTGCATACATGGGGCAAACGGCCCTTATGGGAATCCTCGGTTTTTATTTCGGGCCATCACCTCGGAGAAGATAAATGACCATGATTGACCGGGTATCAATGACAGGAATGGGTGGCACATTAGCCACCTTTGGCTTTGCCACGCTCGACTCCTTATTCGGGTGCGTCGCAGGGGCTATCACCATCGTCTATATGTCAATCAAAGTCTACCAGGAGATCCGCAAGAAAGAATGAGCAGATACCGCAGTTACGGCCAACTAGACGATCCATTCGTGACAGAAGGGGATACCTTCTTTCTGCGGATGAATGCGCGTCTGCGGCCTAACCAGTTAAAGCCTGGTGAGGTAGCCCTATCCAAAAATGGAAGGATGAACGATGATGGCACATGGCAACCTCGAAAAGGCTTATCGACTCTGTTCGGTTCGATCACATCGGGAACAGATGCCATCCGTTTACCCTATATTATTTTATCGGCATCGCGATCATCAGGAGTGGTAACAATCGTTTTAGATGACACTCCTAGCCTGTCCTTTATACCTGGTGATAATATAACAGTGGCGGATGTGGATGCATCGATTGACGGCACTCATGCATTAGCTTCTGTAAATTTTACGACCAAGGCACTGACTTTTGCTAACGCCGGAAGTGATACAACTTTCACAGTACAGAATGCATCAGTCGGAAACACATCCGTCTGTTCTGCCGGAAATTCAATAGCTACCACTTTAAATTTCACTCTCAATGATGATGGAGTGAATGCGGTTTATGGTTCAGCAGTTTACAGTGATGCCTCCTCAAATAATGATGATTATATTTTCTCGGCCACCAATAATGTGGCAGTCATCATTCGGCTTAAAGATTCAGCCCTTTTTAAATGCCGATACGAGGGCGGAGGGGAAACAGTAGATGGTCCCGTAGGGATGACTCAGGGGTTCGATAAGATGTTTATCTTTCGTTCTCGCAAGACCACACTCTCAGCAAGTCCAGCACTTAATGAAATCGGCATATCTTCTGCCACCCAATCGGGGCAGGTAATAACTGTTAATACATCCACAAATCATGGTCGGGCAGTAGGTGACTTTGTCACGCTGACTAACCTGGGTAGCTGGACAGTAAACCCGAACGATTGCTACCAAGTGGTAACTGCCCCTACCACAACTCAGTTCACAGTAAAAATGGCAGGCTCGCAAACTGCTACCTTTAATGTATCGGGAGCATCAGCTGAATACTTTGAGGATTTTACCAGGGTATCGAATGGTACTTACACAGCACCCGCTTACTTTACGGACACTAGTGTTAGTACGGTGGATGGCGTTGTTACGATGAATATATCAGCGGGTCATAATTTATCTACTGGAAACGAAATAGTTATTCGAAGTGCCACGACCCCTATCGATTTATTTCTAGGGAAAAATGTAGTGGTGACATCTGTAAGTGCATCACCAGCCTACACGCCAACCGCAAGTTTATCTTACGACAGATTCACTTTTAACTTAGGCGTGGAGAACTTAACCGGAAAGTCTGTAACCGTGTCAAAGCAGTTAGCTATCGGTAAAGGATTTATTCACCAACCAGCGGCTCCCTGGGGACAGTTTCACCAGCGTAGGCTATGGGTTCCTTATTGGTTCACCTCGGACACATCTCCGACTGATCGGAATAATCGTTCGGAGATTATAGCATCGGATATTCTTGATTCAGACACTTATGATCGAATCGGTAATCAGTTTACTATAACCGCCGGCAAAAGTGATTTCTTAATAGGCATTCAACCATTTACTCAGGACACTTTAGTTATATTTAATCGTAAATCAATCCACCTAATGACAGGGGTAAGTGGATCTCTTTCCGATGTATCCACCAATGTGGTAACCACGGAGATCGGGGCATCTGCCCGTAAGTCAATCGTACAGGTGGCCAATCAGATTCTGTTTCTTTCGGACCAAGGGATTTAT